GGAACTACCAATAGATCCAGATCGCCACCAGATACATAAACATCTTCGATAGCAGCTTTTAGGATTGTTTCAGTAAGGTCTCTGTCTGTACCACCGTTAGGTAAGTCAGCTCCTCCGCCAGTTGACATTGAACCAGTAGCACCTACGCTACCATTCGATGCGATCCAAGAAGGTAAAGAACCTAAAGCTCTTGCAGTTGTTGCATTACCAGCAGCAGCTACAGTACCTTCGATAAGAGCGAACTCCATATCTTTTTTTAGTTCTTTTGATTTCTTAGCTATTTGATAAGCCATCTCGTCAGCTCTACCAGCAGAATCAACAGCACTTTGAGTTCCAGATAAAGCAATTACTTTATCAGAAATTTGTGTGTGGTTGAAAGCTCTAGTAGTAGCAACCATTGCGTCAACAGTTGCGTCATCACCTTCGATAACTTTGTTAGCAGCAGGTGCAGCTAGTGCGTCTAGTTGCCATTCATGCTTAGTTGATTTAGCAGCAGTTCTAGGAATTGCTGATAGTACAGGAGTATCTTCAGGGCTGATATTGTAAATAACATCCACTAAATCTTCTCTTATACCAGTAGTATCGTACGTATCGTACAAGTTGGTTGGTTGTGCCATAAGGCCTCCTTATTTTAATTAGAGAAAGTCTTTAAAAATCTTAGCAGCATCTTTTATTTGGCCAGACTTTTTAAGACGACTTAGTTTATCTCGTCTACGTTGAGCCAATTCATCGGCTTTTGTTTTAGCAACGCCAGGCTTAACAACTCTAGGAGCTTTAGCAACTTTCTTTGTAACTTTAGGATTTGCTTTTCTTAACTTATCGTAAGTCATAGCATCTTTAATTAACAAGACTTGTCTTGAATCATAAATACTATTGATCTCTTGATCGCTATAACCAACACCTGATAGATATCGTCTCATATCAGATTTCATTTTGGTTGCTTTAGCAGGATCAGAAAAGTCAGGTATCAAGGTAGCAATCTTATTTTGTTGCTCTTGGATATACTTTTGAAACTCTTGCATTTGATTAGCTCTAGTTTCTTCCTGGATCATGTTTAAATTTTCAGCACGCTTTCGCATTTTATGCTCTTGTCGTGCAGCTTCAACAGGATCATCTTCATAAAGTCTTTCAAAGTCTATATTGCTATATTCTCTTTGAAGTTCTTGTTGTGCCATTGTTGTTAATTCAGTCAACTTAGACAATTTTTGGTTAATCTCAGATTGAGATTGTTGCAATAGATCGTTGTACTTTGATTTCTCTAAAGACAATTCTGATGTCTTGCGTGTATAATCAGCTTCTCGTTGATACCCTCGAAGTAGTTCATTAAGGGTGACTTCCATTTCGCTGCCATCTACTTTGACAACATATGAAGGTTCCTCTGAAGTTTCATCAATATCTTCTTGAGCTTCTTGTTCCACAGCTTGTTCTTCTACTTCTTCAGTTTCCTGATCCATATATGGAACATCACTTGGATTAACTGTTTCTTCAACAGCTTCTTGTTCGACTGTTTCAGTAACTTCTTCAGTCGGTTGTTCTTCTTTTGTTTCAGCAGGTTTAGTTTCTCCAGTCATAAGACCTTTAATAACTTCACCAGCATCTATTACATTCATAGCTTCATCAGCCATAGTTCACTCCTTTATGGTTAGTGTTATATTAGCACTCCAGGTTGGGTGGTGCTATTTCTTGCGGAGATCTTGTAATTGTTTCTCTGCAAGTTTCCCAGTCTCCATAACAGTACGGAGATGGTTTTCAACTTTACCTAATATTTGGTATGCAAGATAGATAGAAAATCTACCTTTATCATCCGTAGGTATAGTTTGAAATATTGCTTCTTCATAAGATTTCTTTAGTGTATCTAAAGTTTCTTTGAATAAATCGTTTTCTAAAACTTCTTTGGCTCTTGTGCCTCTACTGCTCTCTTGGTGGAGATCCGACATTTATTTGTACTTCTGCCTCAGGTTGTTCTTGTTCAAATAGTTGTTTACTTGTTGCATCTAAAATTTGTTTATTAGTATCACTAACACCTTTCATTTCAAGTGCTTCACGCTTAATTGCTTTCTCATCTATATCAGCTTTGTATTTTAATTCAAGCTCTTTTGCTTTTGTCTCAAAGTCTAATATCATTTTTTGATATTTAAGCTCTAGTTCACGCATTTTGTTTTCGTGATTCATTTGAGCTTGAGCTGCTTTTTGTTGTGTTTGTATTTGAGAAACTTTTTCAAACTCTGTTTGTTGAGGTTTCTTTGGTGGCATTTGTTGCATACCTAAAGATGGTTCTGTGAAGTATGAACCTACATCTTTTAGTCCTGCATTCTCAATAATACGAGCCAATGTATTATAAATGTTTTGTAAGTTTACGATTGGGCCTTGTGCAGATCCTTGAAGTTTAATTGCTTCAAGTTGTCTACCAAGGATACCATTTAATATTTGTAATTGTTGATCTCTAGATCCAGTACCTAATCCTACATGGATAGTAACATTGCATCTATCTCTCCATTCCATCGGATTCATAGGAATAAAATTATTTCTAATTTTAACAATGCGTTCTTTATCTTGATATTTAACAACTAATTCAAATATCTTTTTGAATATATCTTTAACACCAGTCTCAGCAAATACTCTTGCAATTAATTCTAATCTCATTTGTGATTGAGAAAGAATAGTATTAATACCAGTAGCAGTTTTATTCAAGCTATCAGTATCCATACCCTGATTGTATTTAGTAACACCACTTCGTTCTTCTTTAATGGTATCAAGATATTGTAATAATGGAAATGCCTGGTTGCTTAGTGTTTGATTTTGTAAAGGCATCATAACTTGTCCAGGTGCGCCCTTTGTTCTTACAACTCCGCCCGGTCGGTTTGTTAAAAGATCATCAAGATTAACTTGACCATCCATAACAGCAACTCTGTTATTGTTTGTTAGATACATATTATCTAGTACCTGACGCATAACAGTAGATTTAATTAACTGAATGTCCTCCACTAACTCTGCAACAGATCTACCATGGAATCTATGTGGAACAATGATAGGTGTTAATGAACAGAAAGGATGAGAATCAACAGCAACATTATCAAGGATAGTATATCCACTATCACCAGCAGAAGTTATTTTTCTAAGTTCTGCAACTCCATCACCATCAACATCCATTCTAATATAAGACTCATAAACAATTACTTCTTCAGTAGATGCATCACCTACTGTTCTATCATAATCATCATCTACATTTCTGTATCTTGTGCTGCGTTCTTGATTGTATTGTTCTTTGTTTTCACTTGGTAGTGAATAAACTTTATCATAATCAAAACCCATTTCAATTAATGCACTACGAGTAGTTGGAACTCTATGGCACATAAAGTTTGCATCAGCTAATGATTTAGCCTGGCGTTCAATTAAAAATTCTTCAGGTGGTATTGGTTCTATTTTAATTTTACCAAATGTTTCTTTTCTAGTTATAACAACATCATGTAGTTTTGGTGTTGGAACTTTGTTAAGTTCATCTCTCATCAATGATGCTTGTAAAGAATCTTCTTGTTCTGCTAATACATCTTCTGCTTTTGATTTTTGTTCTAGGAATGTTTCATCTTCGTACTCAGTATGTTCTTTTACATCTACACCATCTTCATCAACAAGCATTGTAAATTCATCATCAGATAACTTTTCATAAGTTTCTCTTTCAACTTTTTCAGAGTTATCCCAATATACTTTGCAGATACCATTTTTTTGTAGCAATGCATCTTTAAACATTGAGTATAGAACAGTAAAGCCTTCGTTATCTTTATTAAAAATATGATTAAGATAATCAGTTGCTTGTTCAGCAATTTGTACATCTTCTTGTCCAATAGGTTCTACCCTAACTACATTATCACTTGCAGTAAATATTCTAAGCAATGGTGGTAAGATTGATTCAATAGTATCAGCTACATCAGTAGAAACAACTTGTGATCTACCTTCTACTTCATTACCGAATGCTTCACCAAAATAATATTCATTAGCTTTGCGTCTAGATTCTGTTAATTCAGAAGAATAAAATCCATAACTATTTTTAATATGATCTCCTAAAATACCTGAGATTACATACTCGTCTAGTGGTTTACCTTTTGCCATATATTTCCTTAAACTATATATCTTGTATCTACATTCATGGGTTC